CCCGTGTCCGGCAAGATTCGCGGCATCGACATCAAGGGCCTGCCCGCCCTTGAGCGGAAGCTTGCGCTCTTGCCGGGGCTCGTCCGCTCGGCGGGCTCTCGCGCAGTCAGGGACGAGACGGACGAGGCGGCCGACGACGCGCGCCGCAACGCCCCCGTGAAGACGGGAACGCTGCGCGAATCCGTGCAGTCCGAGTACGACGACAAGTCGATCAGGGGGCGTGTCGCGGCGACCGCGCGGTACGCGAAGTTCGTCGAGCACGGCACCGACGACACGCCCGCTCAACCGTTCATGCTGCCCGCCGCCGAGGCCGCTCGGCGGCGATTCCCGAAGCGCCTGCGCGCCGAGATCAAGACGGAACTAGAGGCGCTATGACGACCCCGACCCGTAGCCCGGCGACCCCGATCCAGCGGGCGATCGTCACGCGCCTGCGCGCTGACACAACGCTCATCACCCTGCTCGCGCCCATCAAGAACGTCACGCCGAACACGCCGGCTGTCGTCGACCAACCCCCCGAGGGGCAACCCAAGCCGTACGTCCGGGTCGGCGACCACCTCTCGATCCCGGATAACGACCACACGAGCAAGGGCCGTGAGGGCACCGAGACGATCCATGTCTGGACGCAAACCCGCAGCAACGCTCAGGGGCAGGCCATCGCCGACGCGATCACGGCCTCGCTCGATCACCAAGTCGCCGAGCTGTCTGCGCTGCTCGCGGCCGACGGCCACAAGTGCATCTCGATCCGTCAGGAATTCGATCAGGCGCTCGAAGACCCTGACCCGCAGATCAGGCATCATATAGTCAGGTTCCGCATCCAGACTCAGCAGCTCACGTAAGGGAGGCGCCGCCGATGAGCGGTCGCGACGGATTCGGCACGCATTTTCGGCGCGCCACCACGATCACGCCGGGCACCACGTACGAGACGATCGCCAACGTCACGAACATCAAGGGGCCGGACCGCAAGCGGGAGACGATCGACGTCACCGCGCACGACTCGCCGAGCGGGTGGATGGAGTTCATCGGCGGGCTCAAGGACGGCGGCGAGATCCAGCTCGACATTAATTACGACCCCGAGGAACTGACGCACGACCTCGACGACGACTTCGACGACGTCGACCCGCGCAACTACCGGATCGTCATTCTCCCGGGAACGGTCGACGAGTGGACGTGGACGATCAAGGGCATCATGACCGCCCTGAGCGACGAGTTCCCGTACGACGACAAGATGTCCCGTAGCATGACGATCAAGATCACCGGCAAGCCGACGCTCATGCAGTCGAGCGGCAGCTAGGCAAAAAAGGGAGAGAAAACAAATGACCGACGAGAACGTGACGGAGTCCGACGCGTCCGAGGATTTCCTCGGGCGCGACGCAATTCTCGACGCCGACGACCGGAAGTACGAGGCCGTTGATTGCCCGGAGTGGGGCGGTAAGGTGCGCGTCCGCGCGCTTACCGGAACGCAACGGGACGCGTACGAGGAATCGCTGATTTCCTCGAACGGCAACAGCCGGAAGGTCAACCTCGCGAACGCCCGAGCAAAGATGCTCGTGCTCGCCGTGGTCGACGCGGGCGGCCGGCAACTGTTCACCTCCGAGGACGTGCGCGCCCTCGGCCGCAAGAACGCGGCGCCCATCGAGCGCATCTTCGACGTGGCCCGCCGGCTGAGCGGCATGTCTGACGAGGACGTCGAGAAGCTGACGGAAAATTTCGGCAGCGACCAGAGCGAAGGCGGTACTTCCGCCTAGCTCTGGCACTCGGGTGCACCGTCGAGGAACTGCTCGCGCGGGTCAGCTCGCGCGAGCTGACCGAGTGGGAGGCGTACGAGGCGGTCACCGGACCGATCGGTAACGAGCGGCTCGACCACCTGTTCGCGATGCTCTGCTCGGTCATCGCGAACGTGAACCGCAGCAAGAAACAGCGGCCCTATCCGGCCGAGCAGTTCCTGCCGAAGTGGCAGGTACGCTCAGCGCAACCGGACGAGGCCGACCCCGAGCAGTTGCTCAGGACGGTCAAGAAGCTGCACAAGGCGATGGGAGGGGGCTAGCGTGTCGACTCTCGCCGACCTGTTGATCGAGATCGGTATCGACGTCGACAGCGTCCGCAAGGGCGCCAAGACGATCGGTAACGACCTCACGAAGGCGTTCAACAAGGTCGACGATGTCGCGGGCAAAGCCATCCGAGGTATGGCCGGGCTGTCCGCTGTGGTGCCCCTTGCGGGGGGCGCCGCAGCGGGGGTCATCAGCCTCGGGGCCGCCCTGACGAGCGGGGCCGCCGCCGTCGGCGTGTTCGCCGCGGTCACCAAGACTGCGATGTCGGACGTCACCGAGGCCGCTACCAAGCAGCAGGATTTGACCGACAAGATTGCGCTCTACAAGACCGAGGCTCGGCTCGCGGCGCAGGCTGGGCAGGACAACTCGAAGTTCCTGCAAAAGCAGGCCGACGCCACTCTCGAACTCAAGGCGCGGCTCAAGAACCTTCCGCCGGCAACGCGCTCGGCGACCGAGGCGTTCATTCAGCTCAAGTCCGATTGGCAAGATTTCGTCGAGCAGAACAAGCCCGCCGTATTCGGCATCATGACGCGCGGGTACAAGTTGATCGGCAGCGCGGTACTCAAGCTACAGCCCCTCTTCGACATCGGCGAGCGGGCCGTTTCGCGGTTCCTCGGCGCCCTTGAGAACGCGGCCTCGGGTGGGTTCCTCGACCGCCTGATCGCGCGTGCCGGCCCAGCGATGAACTCGCTCACGAACATCGTGCTCAACCTCGGCAAGACGTTCGCGAACATCTTCGGCCGTTTCGGCACGCAGCAGGGTCAGAGCATTCTCACGTGGCTCGACAACGTCACGGCGAAGTGGCTCGTCTGGACGAATGCCACGGGGCAGAACTCGGGAATGACGAAGCTGATCAACTACATGCAGAGCCAGGGGCCGCAGCTCGTCAAGACGCTCGGCGAGATCGCCCTCGCCGCCGTGCACATCGCGCAGGGAGTCGCCCCGCTGGCGCCCATCACGACGGCCGTCGCCGCCGCCCTCGCCCGCCTCGTGGCGGCCGTGCCGCCGAAGTGGATCACGGCGTTCGTCGGGGGCTTCCTCGCGATCAACGTCGCGATGAAGGCGTACACCGCGTACACGGTCGCCGCTTCGGCGGCGACGAAGCTCGCCGCCGCCGCTCAGGTCGCATGGAAGATCGCGCTCGGGGCCTCGAACTTCGTCCTCGCCTCGGCGCAGATCGCCGTGTACCTCGCGAAGGTCGTCGCCGTCCGGGCCGCGACCGGCCTCGCCGTGGCGGCGCAAGCCCTGTGGAACGCGGCCCTCGTCGCGGGCAACTTCGCTGCGGCGACCGCGCAACTTGCCGCCTTCCTGATCAAGCAGGGTGCGATAGCCATCGCGACGAAGGCTTGGGCGGCGGCGCAATGGCTGCTCAATGTGGCCATGGACGCGAACCCGATCGGGCTCATCGTCCTCGCCGTGGCTGCGCTCGTCGGCGTGATCATCCTGCTGTGGAACCACAGCGAGGCGTTCCGTAAATTCTGGATCGCCGCTTGGAACCTGATCAAGCAAGCTGCCGTCGTGGCCTGGAACTGGATCAAAAACGCGGCCGTCGTCGTCTTCAATTTCCTGCTCAGCGCGATCAAGAAGTACATCTCGATCTATGTAGCTGCGTGGAAGTTCATAGCCAACGCGGCCGTTGCCGCGTGGAACTGGATCAAGGGCAAGGCCGTCTCGTTCTTCAACTGGATCTTGTCCATGCCGTCGAAGGTGAACGCGCGGCTCGCGTCGATGTGGAACGGGCTCAAGTCCGGGTTCCGGGCCGCTATCAACTGGGTCATCGGCAAGTGGAACTCGTTGCACTTCACCATCCCGTCTTTCTCAGTTCTCGGACACAAGTTCGGCGGCGGGACGATCGGCGTGCCGAGCATCCCGCAGCTCGCGAAGGGCGGCATCGTCAAGGCGTCGCCCGGCGGCACCCTGGTCAACGTCGGCGAGGGCGGGCAGGACGAGGCCGTCGCTCCGCTGTCACAGTTGCCTGATCTCGGTGGCAGGGATGATCGTCCGGTGATCGTGCAGATCGTGCCCGGTGGCGAGCAGGAATTCCGGCGCTGGATCCGCAAGAGCTTCCGGGTCAAGAACGGCGGTAACGGACAGGTGCAGCTCGCATGACCTCGACCATCACCGGACGCGTCAAGCCCCGGATCGAGATCGCCCCTGGCGGCAACCCGGCGGGCGACCCGTCGCTGTACGCATGGATCGACGCGGGCAAGCGGCGCCAAAAGGTAGACATCTCGATCACGGCGGGCCGTGACGACGAGGCGAGCGAGGTCGAGGCGGGCTCGCTCGGC